GGTGAACATCCTCTGGCTTTTTTATCCAATCATCGTTAAACGATGTGTCGATCATTTGCTCAGAAGGGGATCGCGTCATCTAGAGGAGCCTGCTTCTGTTGTTCTGGTGGCGGGGCTTGCTCTGCGCTTCGCTCTTTCCACTCACTGACTTTTAATCCCAGATATGGCTTCCCACCTTTGCTGGTGTTCTTCCACGCTGAAACGCTGTATTTGACACCTTCGATGGTGACCTCACCGCGCATATCAGGGCGCATTTCGTTGTCACCTTTGTCATTTGGGAACAGCGCCCCTTTCATTTCATTGTCCACTGATCTCATCCTTTCTCTTGCTAAACTTCTGGATCGTGTGTTGGTCAGTTGGTTTGACCTTATTGAACAGGGCAACCAGTTCGTCTCTGGTTTTTGCCTGTTGCAATTCTTCATCAAGCGTCAAAGGGGCAGCCCCTGACCCTACGGATTTGGTCGCAGAGTCAGGGGGCGAACCTGAAAGGAGGGAGGAAGTACCTTTCGGTTCATCATCGAAATAGCCGTTATCAGCGCCATCATTATCAGCATCCTCAACACCTTTTTCGGTGCCAAATAATGAGGCCAAGCCATACCGCTTGGCATAGGTAATCGCGCCCCCAACCTTCTGATTGTTAGTGCGGTCATCGACTATGACTGGATATCGGCTCTCCCTTTTTTCACCTGACTCATGCAGCATCACACTGCGCACGAAAATCATGTCTCCTTCAAAATCCACCTCTTGCGTAAATGCCAAGCCATATTGAGCGGCCTGCTTTACGTTAGATATCACTGCGCCAATGGACGCATATTTTGATCTGTTACCCTGTTTATCAGCCTCAAAACCCGCAGTTTTTTTCTGAAACTGCACCAAAGCCTTTGCTAGTTCACTCATTTATAACCTCGATTTTTTTCGCATTATTTTTGGCAACCTTTACACGGATGCCATGACCAAAGGCTTCAGAGGCGTGAGGCGGCACAAGTTTCTTTATGCCTGCCTCTGCCTTTTTATATGTCTCCGCCGCACCAGCCGTTTGGATGAATGTGTTGGCAAGTTGTTCCCACCTGGCATCGTTGTTGCTCTGGGTCATATCGACAGGCAAACGATCTTCTGGTGGCAGGATTATCTCTTGGCGCTCAACCTCATCGGGATAGACGCCCATCTCAATACACCCCATGAAATAGGTGGCTAGGCCAATCAGGTGCTTTGTATATTCTGGATCAAGTCTTACCTCGTGAAAGGTTGGCTCATTGCCGCCTTTGAGGATTGACAACAGCCCATATTCGACAGGCCGTCCCAGCGCTTCAGATAACAAAAAACCGTTCCAATGAAGCTGCGGGGTGTATTTGCGCACCAAGCGAGGGATCACATCTGACCACTCCTCGCCCTTCATCGGCCTGCCCATCGTGAACTTTGCATCGAATACGGCGGCTGAGTCTTTATAATTGTGAACCGCGCCATCTAAGGTGCAACGCATAAAGTCGTGCTTCTTGCCGTTGATCACTCTTTGGCGGTCAATGATTTCGATGCCTTGCTTATATTGACACCATTCGGTGTTCACTTCTTCTGTGACATAGCCCATCAAGACAGGCCAAACGGTCGAAAGGTCGAGGTCTGTACCCGCAACCTTGCGCTCATATAAGTCGTTTATTTCTTTGGGATCACCTGCGGCAAGAGTGTTTATTTCAGACCCGCCAATGGTTCTGCGCCTTTCATCAAGGCTTTTCTGACTCAAAGAGAATGAGCGGAAAAATGCAGGTATCTCCTGCACTTCCCCCTCATCTCCCTTTTTATGATCTCCAATGGTCATACCCCTTTTTACATTAGGGCATAACCATTGGTCAAGCATTTATGCTCATATATGCTATCTTGCGAGGTTTATTGAGATAACTGGTGCCACCCCTTTCAGTTCCTTTCCGAAGGTTTGTTCCTCTGCAAGCTCTAGCCTAAGATAGACGCCATTGCCAACAAACTCGCGGACTATTGCGACCAAACGATTGCCGCGCTGGATTGTCAGCACAACAATATCATTGTCTTTTACTGGCTCGTCTGGGTCACAAAAGAGAAAGTCACCATGCCGCAGGCGCGGTTCCATTGCGCTGCCGCAGTTAAACATACCAAACGCTTCTTTTGCTTTTGCCAAAACAGGCGGACGATCAATGCGGCTGGTCATTGCCATATCGAAGCGCACCGACTCGCCATCTGGCTCCGGCAAAGCATACACAGGGATATCATCTGATAGCATATGAGACGCAGGCTGATATTGATCAGGCGCTAAGATATCGTCCTCATCACATTTGAGGATTTGCGCCAAGCCAGCTAAGTGAGTGCCGACTCTTCTGCGTCCTTTTTCGATGCGGCTGTATTCAGCCTGATTGATGCCAAGTGACTCTGAGACTTGGCCTTGCGATAGTTTCTGCGCATCACGAAGTCTACGCAGGTTGTTTGGGTACTCCATAACTATAACCGATCTGTGCGGGTGGTGAAGTTACGCCCTTTGACGCAAATTTGCGAGGGAGCATTAAAGAATATTCTCGTTGCCCAAAGAGTGGCGGGGCTATTGCCCAATCGTTATGTCCAGCAATGTGAAAGTTCATATCAAATCTCCTTTATATTTACTATTACGCATATATACTAACGCTTAAACGCGCAGAAATGCTAGTATTTTTATCACTATTACATAATAGCCCACTATATGGTTTGACATATGAGCCTATATGCGTAATTATGCGCTAAAGTGAAATGTCAGCATATTGTGTTGGGATATGAAATTAAATCAATATTTGGTGTCTAAAGGGCTGAGTCAGTCCGATTTTGCGAAACAATGTCAGGTATGCCAGGCCACAGTCCATAAATGGATTTATGGCAGGTCAGTGCCGTCCGGCAAGCGGATGATGCAGATACACAGCCTGACTCGCGGCAAAGTTTCTATTGATGATTGGGTGCGGGAATATGGGCAAGAGTCAGAGGGATAAGGGCTGGCGGTCGGAAAACAACGTCCGCAAAAAGGCTCTGGATCACGAGCTTGACGCTTATCGGGTGCCGCTCAGCGGCGGCGCATCAATTAAAGGCGATGTGGTTGTGAAGGGCAAAGGCGATAGCTGGACGCTAGAAGTTAAATGCCGCGCTACAGGCTTTAAACAAATATATGACTGGCTGGGTGACAATGATGCACTCGTTATTAAGGCCGACAATAAACCTGAACTGGTCGTCCTTGATATGGGCGACTTTTTTGATTTATTGGCAGGGAAGCATGGGTAAAGAGAGGCCATCAGCACGCAAAGGTGTCGCAAACCCAGAGAAATGGGTGGCTGATCATAGGAGCGGTGAGCGCAAGTGCCTGCGGTGTCAAAAGCCTTTCTTCAGCTTTCACGCGGGACATCGCATCTGCGCACACTGCATAGAGCTTGATTCATATAAGGACGATTTGAGTGGGGTGCCGACTCATGGGGTGTTGAAGTGATTGATGTGACGCTGACTGATTATGAGATGGCTATGGCATCAGACGCTGGCAGGCTGCGCAATATTGCGGCGGTTAAGCGGGGATATGAGAGCCGCATCGCAGGGCGTGAATGGCAGGCGCACATTGAAGGTGCTTGTGGTGAGGTGGCGGTTGCTAAAGCTACTGGCAAATATTGGGGCGGCAGCATCAATTCTTTCAAAACCGGTGGTGACCTTGACAGTACAGGCTGGGAAGTGCGAACACGGTCTGACCATAGTTATGATCTAATTGTGAGAGATAGTGATCCTGATGATCGCGTTTTTATATTGGTCACAGGTTTATCACCAAACTTTAAAATATGGGGCTGGATAATGTCTCAGGATGCAAAGCGAGAGAAGTGGCGAGAAAATCATGGCGGTCACGGAACGGCGTTCTTCGTTCCAAAAATAGAGTTGAATGAAATGGGAGAACTATATGAGCATCAAAGCAATAACGTGGGCATTTGATCAGAAGCTAGATGATCCGACAGCCAAGTTAGTGTTACTTGGAATAGCAGACAAATACAATGAGGACAGGGGCTATGCTTGGCCTTCTGTCGAGCGTCTAGCAGAGATGGCGGATTGTACAGAGCGGACGATTAACCGAAAAATTGTCATGCTGGCAGAGCTTGGATTGGTGCAGATTTTACGCAATCCGCCGCAAACAAATCGGTATTTTTTACCTACCCTGACAAATTGTCACCCTGACACCCATGACAGGGTTACCCTGACACCAGATGTCGGGGTTACCCTGACACCTAGTGTCGTCCAAACTATAGAGAACGATAGTGAACAATATATATCGTTCAAAAGTGCATTTGAGATGTTCTGGGATGCTGTACCTCGCAAGCAAGGCAAAAAGGGTGCAATGAGAGCGTATAAGACTGCTTTGAAGGACACAGATGCGGACACGTTACTCACAGCAATGAAGGCATTTACTGCGGATGTTAAGGTAAAAGGCACAGAGTCACGCTTTATCCCTTTACCAGCTACATGGCTTAATCAAGGCAGATGGGATGATGACCTTGCGGTAGAAGCTCCTCAACCGCACGAAAACTTCGGCATATCGCAACGCTGGATGCCCAAAACAGAGGAGCAATTCAAATCACGCTTTGACAAGATGCCAAATTGGTATCGGCAAAACAGGCCAGATGTTATCAGCGTGGCGAAAGAAGCAGGGTGGCTGAATGAGTGAAAAGGACGCATTACTGCCAACGGCTGAGTTTTTACGCCATCACACTGTTGAGCAGGTTGAGACTCGCAAGGCGGGGAAGAAACGCACAAGGGTCACTGATCAGCGCTGGATTGATTATTACCGCAAGCACCAGCACATCAGCGTAGTGCAGCACATGACTGCGGAACGGCTCCTGGCGCTCTATCGTGCGGCTGGTAGGGCGCAGAGGGTGACTGGAGCTATGGATGGGATGCCGAAAGGCGCAGGCGGCGAGGTGAGCGATTATAGCGCAATGGCATTGATGGATTATTTCAAGCTCAAATGGCTTATGGGGTCAGAGAGCTTCAGTTGTGTCGAGGATGTTGTGGTGCATGATTACAGCGCACCTGAGTGGGCAAGGAAGCACAATCGCAACCCAAAGGCTGCGACTGAGATATTGCGCATGAGTCTTGATCATCTGGAAGAGGCCTTCAAGAACCTCAGATCATTTAGACGGCACATTGATTTGAGCGGGATAAATCAACCCTCTGAGTAGCGCTTTTCAGCACGACTCATGATTTCATTATATTCTTGCTTTGATCTTTTGTTGTTTTTCTTCACGATTTTATTTATCTGGCCGTAAATGTTTTTAGAGATGCCAAAGCGACTGCCGCCATTTAGCCAGTGCCTTGTAAGATCTTCCCAATCTAATTGTTCAAGACCATCTTTAAGTGGCTGATCTTCTTGATGGCATTTATCGATTTCCAAAACGCCGTCAACCCATTTTTCCGATAAAATATCCGGCTGTTTATGCCAACCATTCTCGTGGCACTCTTTAATCAAGGCTTTTGCTTTACGGTAAAAAGTCTGCCATCGCTCTGTTTCAACCTCTTCTTCTCCATCGTACCAAGCAAATGCGTGGCGCATGATGATGCTTCTATCAATCGCTTTAAGCCAATTCACGCGATCTTTGCCATCAAACTCCGCGATCACTTTTTCACGTTGTTCAAAGCATTTGATTAGATCTGCAAGTAATTCACCTTCTTTCATCGTATTCTAACTCCTCATCTTCAGTTAATGCTCTATGGCCTTTATATTCACACTCCCAGCAACCAGCGATATCACCGCCT